TAAATCATTTTAATAATGGTCCTACTATTTTGTTATAATCGTGTAATGCTTCACGGAGCTTTTGATACTTCTCAGTCTGAGTGTAGTTGCCTTGTTCAATATCTGTAAGGCAAGTTCTGTACACATCGTAGATGAGTTTTCTATCATGGTTGCTTAGCTTAAGAATCTTATTAGAGAGTTGCAACATATCTTCTGTAGTGTCTTCTCCCCATATCCTATTTAAAGACTTACCTAAGTTCCATACGTGGTGAGGAGTATATAGGTTGCATTTAGGACATGCGGGTAAAAGATTAGTCAAATGGTATCGTGTAGATACTTTGGTTCTTCCTACGAAGTGTGCACACTGAAGTCCTTTGGGGTCAAGTGTAATCTCACAAGCATGACATTTGTTAATGTGTGCTCCTCTTACTAGCCAAGAAGTTATTTGGTCTAACTTAGTTTGAGTAATAGTTTCTTGTTTGATCTTTCTCTTGATCTCCTTGCGGACTTTTTGCTTAGCCTTCTTCTCTTTTACTACGCATGTAGCACACAACCTTTTAGTCTTGTTTGCTATTGCTTTAATCTTACCACACTCAGAGCAAGGCTTCTGCAAATCTCTCTCTTCTGGTAATCCCTTTACGGGTATTTTCTTAGGTGTTCTCTTTAACATATTCTACAAATATAAAAAAGAATTACTGAGAACACACAAAAAGAAAAGGGGATCTAATGACCCCCTAATCTTTTGGCATGCAACAGGTATTACAAAGATAACTCAGGTGTGTACAAAGGTGTATAGGTTTCAGAAATTAATTCCAAACCTCTGTTGTTGATAGTATAAGCACTACCGTGGATAAGAGACTCACGCTTAGACTCTACACTCTTATGTGACATCATATAGTTAGTAAAGCGAGTAGTTGCGTTAAACAAAGCATAAGCAGTGTTACCATGTGTCTCATACTCTGCAGTAATAGCCCTTCTAAAGTCGTGTACTCTGTTCTTACCTCTTGAGTTAGCTACATCTCCTCCGATAATACTTAAGATAAAGTCATCTGAAACAGTCTCAGGTACGTTAATAGTACTCATATCAATCAACCTTTCAATGAACTGCTCTTCTTGGGTGAGAGAGTTTTGGAGTTGAGAGATGATAAGACTTAGGCGGCCATGTGAATTCTTAGTATGTCTTACACGCTGAGAATCCCTTAGTGCCATATAAAAGGTATTAGCACATACAACAGTTACGTTAGTGGCACCAAAGCCTATAGGAGAGCTTCCGTCATGGGAAGTCAAAGCAGTTAAGTATCTTTTGTTAAAAGATCCTCCGATTTTTACATCTTCTAGGGGAAACTGGTAATAGACTTTCTGTCCTTCTCCAAGCATACCACCTCTTTCACCTGATATATTTACTCGAGCTGCTGCTTCAAGTAACATGTCTAGGATTTCTTCGTTCTGTGTAGGAACATACTTGGCTCCTACAATACCTAAACATCTGTTGTTGTCTGTTCTGAAGACTCCGAATGCTGGTGTGGGTTCTCCATCAGGACCAAACAAGGCTTTCTTTTCTACTACCCAATTTGTTCTTGATGAGTTTAATAAATCTAGTTTATTCATAGTTTGATTTTTTTAATTGATTCGATAAATTTTGTTAGTTCTGCTAGTTCTTTGATTCTTCCTTGGATCTCACAGTAATCGTATTCACTGCTCTGTTCCATTTCTCTTACTTCTTTGACTCTAGTAGCGATAAATTCTACTAGTTGTCCTTTTAGTTCTAAGTGCCCTAAGGCTTCATAATCTTGCCAATTCATATTTTTATTTTAAGTTTTCTAGCCATACAATATCATCTGGATTGCTGGCCATAAGGATTTGGTTAATTCTTGTAAAGTGATCACACTCCCACTCTCCTCCTTTGTATAGTGCGGAAGCAGGATGAGGTGCTGTTAATACGTGGTGAAATTTGTCATCAACTAAGTGAGCAAACTTTAAAGCGTCCTTACCCCAGAAACAAAAGATTAAACCTGTAGTACTACTACTTAAAGTCTTAAGTACTTCTTCGGTAAACTGTTTCCAAGGCTCCAAGTGAGAACCTGACTTACCTTCTTCAATAGTCAAAGCTGCATTTAGCATAAGAACTCCTTGCTTAGCCCATGATTCTATGTTCATATCTATGGGGAAGGAGAGTTCGTCTGGATAAATGTCTTGCTTAATTCTATTGTACATAATCCTAAGGGAAGGAGGTATGTAGTCTCGGTTTCTAGGTGCGAAAGAAAGTCCACATGCTACTGGTTCACCTTTATGTTTGTTTGGATAAGGGTCCATACCTAGTATAACTACACGGACTTTTTGAAAGGGAGTTAAATTAAAAGCCCTGAAGACTTCATCCCTCTTAGGAAAGATTTGTTTACTTGCTCTTTCCTTTGCGATGAAACCCCCAAGGCTTCTAAAATACGGACTCTCTATTGTTTCTCTTAAATGTTGATACCAATCGTCTGGTATATCAATTAGTTTTTTCATTGTTAATGTGCTCTAAAAACACTCCGTTAACTAAGGTTCTTGACTTCTTACCCCAACCTGTTCTATCTTCTACTAGAATGATGTTAGGATTTAAAGTAGTGTTAAGGAGTCCTGGGTATTCTTTCTCAATCTCGTTAAGAACTTTTACATACTGAGCCTTATAAGAGCTGATAGTGTCGTAAAAGTCTTTGTGTTTCTTAATAGAATGAATGATACTTGAGTGATCTTTAGATAAGAGGAATCCTATCTTAGACAATGTGTAATAGAACTGAAGTCTAAACACAGCTGCAAACTGAAACCTTGCGTCTACTAACTCTCTTCCTCTACGTAGTCTTACAAAGTCTTCTATATCCACTTTGTGTACTTTGCATATAATAGAAAGAATAGATTGCTCTAACTCATTAAACTTTCTGATGTTTATTTTGGTTTCTTGCGATCTTTGAAATGTAGCCAATCTCTTTGCTGCTGCTTCCTCTGGAGTTACAATCGTTACATTCTTTGCGTAATACTTAGAATATTTACTTTTGCTTCTTGTTCTGTTCCAAACACCTTCCTGTACTAAGGATTCCACTTTTAAGTCCTTAAACGCTAACGCTAAGGCTTCTTTTACAATATCGTGAACTGTTGGCATATTTCTATTAATTTTTCTTTTCCGTGTACTTTATAAATGTCGCTTATGTCTTTACCTAAGCTTGCATGATGATACAATACTGGTATATCGTACATCTCTGATATCTTTTGTGCTCCTTCTATTCCTGCTCTATCTGCATCAAACCAAACATATATGGAATCAAACCTAGCCCTAAGAAGCTCATAAGCATTCTCTGAGATAGGAGTTGTTTCACTTCTAACAGCTACTGCATTAACTCCAATAGAATGTAAGGTCATCACATCTTTAGTTCCTTTGGTAATAATTAAGATACTTCCCTTATGTGGTAGCTGGGTGTAACCCTCAAGCATACCTCCGAAGAAGTTAGTTCTAAATTTTACCCTCTTATCTGCATAGGGACGATATAGTTTAAACTTATCTTTCTCTTTATACCGATAACAAGGATCAAAGTCGTTATTAATGTACCATATATTCTCTGCTATCCAAGCCTTCTCTACTCTTCGTACGTCATAGAACTTAAGAATCTTCTCTGTTACTCCGAACTGAGACCAGTATTCTAAGTCTTTCTGATTGAACTTAGTTAGTTTTACTTTAATGGATGCAGGTTTTACTTCTGCTGGTTTAACTGTTTTAAGACTGTCTACTTCTATTTTAAGTCCAAGCCTGTCTTCTAGGCTAAAGTTCTTAAGCTGGAAGTCTGACTCAATTTTATAAAGAATATCAGGATACTCATACCCTGTTCTCATTTGAGCTATGTCTATGCAGTTATAGTGGATTTTTTCTGTAGCGTAGTCAATAAAGTAAAGGTTACCCCCTTGACTCCACTTGAAGAAACAGGTAGCATGCTTATCAGATCTGAAAGGATTCTTGTATTTCTTTCTCAAGTCTATCTTTTCTCCGAAGTAAAAAGACATCAAAGCTTCTTGTCCTACAAGCTTGTACAGTGTTTGTACGTTAGGTCTGATTTCAATACTTGTTAAATCCATAATAGGTTAATAAAAAAGGGGCTACAAATGTAACCCCCTTTTCTAAAAATAGAATAGAATAATTTAAAAGATTTAGAATAAGCTATCTACGTCTTCGCTAATAGGTGCAGTTGTTACATCACTACTATCCCAACTCATAGCAGGTTCGTTAGAGAAAGGGCTCTCTACTTCATTGCTTTCAGGAGCATTGTTCTCAGTGTATTCTTTGAAGGTAAAGTTTCCGTAGAAACTCTTAAAGCCATACTCACCAGTGATTTGCTTAGCTACATAGTCAGTAATTTTACCGCCTACGTTAACAAATACCTTAGTGCATACATCTTGGTACTTACCATCCTTAATTCCTAAGAGAACTTTGACACCCATGTTAGCTTTGTTGAAGTGAACAAAGAAATCTACCAACTCATTACCCTTACCTTTAGCGATAGAGTTCCAAGAGTCAAGTACAAATGGCTTCTCTTTAGGAGAGATGTTACCATAAGCCTTAAGCAAAGAATAAACTGTCTCTTCACCACCCTTAGCTTCACGTGCACTTCTCAAGTCCATTCTGCGAGAAGGATCTAAAGCAGATTGTGCATCGCTTAAGTCAGCTAGGTTAAGAGCCCAAGAGGTTCTTGTATAATTGTCAATAAACTGTTTCTTACCTGCTTGTGAGGTACGAGTATCATTGTTAACCCACAAAGAGAACTTACCACGCAAATCTGTTTTGAAGTCTGGATGATTTACATACCAGAAGTCTAGGCGCATTCCGTTATCTCCTTCGTAGTTAGGTTCTTTAACTTTATCTTCGTCAATTCCCAAAAGCGCAGCAAGTGCTTTACTAGTTGGGTTTACAGCAACGATTTGGATAGGTGCAAATCCTGTGTACAATTTTTTGCCTGATGAAGGCTCTCTGGTTTCTAATTCGTCGAATTTCATAATTTTTTGTCTTTAAATTGTTTATTTGGTTTTTGTTGGTACTTCTTCTGTGTAATAAGTGTCAATAGATTGACATACAAGGCTTAGGTCATTTGGAATCAATGTATCAGCAAACATATCCATAGGGCTCTTCGCAGGATAGTTTTTAAAACGATTGGTTACAAAGTGATAAGTTGCTTTCTCTTCTTTGTCTTCACCTACATGAGTGTAAAGACAGATGGTAAACAATCCCTCGAGAACAATTTGGTTATCCAACATTTTTCCAATTGTTTTAATCTTCTGACCTACAATCCTACCATCATCCTCTATGTTTTCTGAGTGAGTGATGTAGAATACTTTAAGGTCATTACGAAGCTTACGAGCTGTGGTAAGCATGTTGGTCACATCTTTTCCAAGCTGAACGAACTTGTTGAAGCCTACTTCGTTGGCTTTCTTCATCATAAGGAAAGACATAGAGTAAATAGCATCATCCATAATTACATTTTTGATGTGTGGTGCTTTCTCACTGATTTGTTGTAACAAAGCTGTGATTTGAGCGATCTCATCTACTTCCATGTAGTTCTTTGACTCAGTGTTGTAGAGTTTCTCTGCTCCTTTGAAAGGCAATTCTTTCCGTGCTACGTTAATAATAAAGGTTTCTTTGGGATCGAGGGTTCTGATAGAGGTAGATTTACCTGTACCTGAAGGTCCTACAATTGCGATTAGTTTGCTTGACATATATTTATTTATTTGGTTTATTTGGTTTCTTCAATTTCGTCTATTTGGTCTATGATATCGTCTTCTGTGTTCCAGCCAAAGTTGCCTACAAAGTGCACAGCAGCGGTGAAACAGTTTTCAATACTTCTTTCAGGGTCAGTTAATAACTCTTCTCTCATATCTTTATTGTTGTAAAGTTCTGAGGAAAGCCACATCAAGAAGTTGTCTTCTTGTTCTATGGTCCATGTGTGTTTCTCATACCATCCATCTTCCTTGAAGTCGATAGTAGTATAGTCTACGTTAATAACGTCACACATATGTTTGATTATTCTAATTAAATACGGGTTCTGTTGTTCATCCATTCTTTACATTTTTAAAAATCTTTCGTAATGATTGCCTACTGGGTTATTCATATCCTGTGGTCTTGGTAACTCTTGGAACTCTCCGTTAGCTCCATTAAAGTAAAGTCCTATGCTTGAGTTTTCTAAGCCATAGTAACGGTCTTTAAGGAATTTAAGGGAGCGATACTTGTTACCTAAGATACTTACATCATATCCATTATGGGTAGCGATGTTGTATCTAGCAGGACTAAATAGACCAATAACAATTTCGTAGTCTTGGTGTACACCTTTGTTGATGTGGAGTTCCTCCATTGATGGTTCTAGTTTTTCTTCCATCAATTGACCTTTGTAGGTGTAAGTCTGTTTCTCTGATGCAGGTGTCTGCTGATGTACAATTACGTTGATCATCTTGTAACGCTTAGAGAAGACCTCTAATACGTAATCTTTAACCATAAAGTCAAAGGTTTGATAAGATGACAACTTAATCTTGGTGTCAGGAGCTATCTCATTAGATAGAAGACTAATGTGGTCTAAAATAAAAAATACCCAGGTGTCATCTGACTTATACTTGTAGCCTGTGATTAACTTCTTACCGTCTTCGAGTTCTTTGTATGTGTGCTCTCCGATTTCAGGGTTATCAAAATAGGCTCTAATATACTTAGAGATTCCTGTAGGGTTTCTAATGTAATCTACTACTTCTACGATCTCTTGTAGGTTATAGATGAATCTTTCAGCATCTTTAACCTTAGCCATAAGATCATTAGTCATAGTGTAATTACCAATAGACTTTAGTTGTTGTACGCTAATAGTTATCCTGTGTTTCTCGTACATGTAGATTGAGATAAAAGATAACCAGAAGTCTGTAGCACTTTCTTCTAAAGCGAAGTAGAAGATTTTAGGTTGTATAGAACTCTTGTTTAAACGTACTTGCTTGTAGATGTTTAAGATAGTCATGTACTTAGCAAACTTTGACTTACCTACACCTGATGCAGCTGTTAAACAAGTAATAGAACCCTTAGTAAATCCTCCGTAATGTTCTCCTAGTCTAGGAAATGGAGGAGGGATAGAAGTTAATCCCCCCTCTTCCTTCACTAGTTTATTACGTTCAATCTGCCCAATTAATTGTTCAAACTCCATAATTAATTACTTACAAAATTTGATGACTGTTATAGGCTGGACCTGTACCATTCTTTAACTCCTCACACCATTTGGCTAAGTCGCTTTGGTCTACGCCATCTATCTTTTTGTAAATAAAGTAACCACACTCTCTAATATACCTGATGTTTCCTTGAGACTTAAGTGTACTTATATAGAGATCTGTTGCTTGTGATATTTCTTCTAGAGTATAGTCATACTCACTGATAAATCTAATTAAGCGTTTTACCACGCTAGACTTGTCTGTGGTTTTACCTGATACTCCTAGGTTCTTAGCACTAAACTTACCTACAAACTCAGCTAACCAGTTAGCAGAGATAATAATCTCTTTCTTCGTAGAGGGTTTGTTGACATGTTTGTTAGCAAGTGATTCAATTACAGAAGGCTTGGGAGCAATCAACTCTCCAATAGACTTAGAAAAGTCTAAGTCTTCTAGTGCTTTAGGTGTCCAACTATAAGTAGTTCCGTTATGTAGAAGTTTCTCTTCGTAAATCCACTTGTCTATCATCTTCTCCTTCTGTAGCAGTGCCCAGAGGACTTCGTAAAACGTTTTCTTCATCTGTTGGTTTTATTAAAGTAAAGTTTACACCCTTAAAGATTTCCTGAGAATTAATCTTTATTGGGTCTACAAAGATAGGCAAATCCTCATCTTTTTGCAAGAGAATTTGGTCTTCTATCCACATTTTTTTCATGAAAAGAAAGTCTGGATGTGACTCCAGACTCTCTCCATAGTGTTCTATATCCATAGATTAAAGTTTGACAATTTCCTCGAAAGGAACTTCCCCAGCTTTGCAGTCTTTCATCATCGTCTCAATGAAATCTTGCTCGTCTTCAGGTACGTTAAAAATGCTTTCGCACTCATAACAATAACTGTTAAGTAACAAATCATTTGTAACGTGAAGTTTATCACCTAAACAGTTAGGACAGATACCTTCCATCATCATTTCATCAAGGTCTGCTTGCTTGTAAAGAACCTTAGACTTATTGCTGAATGATTCTAGTCCTTCTCTTAGTCTTGGGTCTTGATACTGAGGGTAACATTCTGTCATCCATTCGCTGTAGATTTCATACTCTTCTTCTGCTGCGGCTTCTTCTGCTTTATCTTTATCATAAGCAACATCTCCAAAAGGATCTAACATGTCCAAGGGATCTTCTGGTCTAGACCAGTGCTTTGAACTTTTAGTAGAAGCCAATTCGCTTTTTGGAGGCATCCACTCTCCTCTCTGTATGTCATAGTACCAATCTTCATCATCATCATCCCAGATATTAATCTGCTTAGCACCTGTTCCCAAGTAAGTAGAACTAGATTTAGTCTTACTACCTCCATAAGGAAGCTCAGAACGAAGATTAGGTACAGGGAAGGTAAGAGGAATGTTTCTCTCAGCTAGCATTGTAAGCATTTCATAAGCAAAACTGAAAGCATTGGTAAGAAGTGCTACACTTGCTACCTCGCTATCTCCATGCTCGTTGAAATAACCACAAGATAAATTATGTGAGGATACTTTAAGACCTCGCTTACGAAGACCACCTACGTCAGTAGCTGTGCCTGAGTTAAGAGTGTATCCATACTTATCCATCAAATCACCAATCAAGTCATAATGCTCAGGGTTGAAAGTCTGAACACCATTAGTGTACTTGATGAAGTCATTTGTATAGGATCTGCGATCTAGCTGAGTAACAACCAAAGAGTCGTCAAAGAAAGACATGTCACATGCGTACGTTCCCACTACAATATGTTATCGCAAAGGCTCTTTATCCTTTGCTTCTGTAGTTTCATATATATCTACAGTTCAGACTATATCATCACCCTATAAGGGTGTTCTGCGCTCGTGGTGTTTTACCATCCTCAGCATTACCTGGTAGGACTCCATACACTAGTCGTTGAACCTTCCTTATATTACTATAAGGCTTGGCTGCTGATTACCCCATCGGGCTTTCCAGCAATTCACAGAATTTTAAGAGGTCAAGTGGGATTTACTACGTTTCCTACTTAAATAAAAGTTTGAGTCTTTGTATAAAAACTCTAAAAAAGAATGCCTATTTTTACTTATTCTCCACCTGTAGGAGTTTTTGTCGGACAAACTGATATTACCCATTGGTAAACCTAGTTTATCTTCTACATAAGCTTTAATTTCCTTCAAGATAGTTTCATCTTTGCTGGTAATAGAAGCTTCGAGTTTTCCTACAGTACCATCTCCATCAAAGTATCCTCTGATAAAGTGTCTTATCAGATTGTCTGGTAAGTCAGGTATTGATAATTTTGTATAGGTTTTGTTCTCACAAACTCCCCACCTCATTAAATCTTTTACTAAAATTTCAGAGCTCAAGTGTATTAGCTTCTGAGGTTGTCTAGTATAAGTTTTATTGTTGCTAGGAGATACAAAGCTTTTTGCTTTTATATCAAGCAAGTCGTTTGTGTAGTTTAATTCTTTTTTAAAAAGTTCTAATACTTCTTCATCATTTTTAGAAAGATTTATCCTAAAGACATATTCTTTCCATCCACTTTTTCTTCTATCTTTTATAGTAATGTGCCCATCAGCGTAAATAAAACCTAAGAAATAGGCTTTTGCTTCTGTATCTATTACCTTAAAGTATTCCCTGTCATAACCAACTCTTTGTTGGTGTATTTTAATAGGGTACTCTAAGCCATAATGGTTAAAAAATCTAGCCAAGTACTTGGAGCACTTGGAAAAATGTTTTGAAGTTTTAGTAATTGACTTCTCTTTTAAGTAGTATTCGTAGTAAGTGTTTACGATTTCTAGGGATTCCATGGTACTAATATAGTACAATTATTAAAAAAACCTAGTAATCCTTAACACAATTTATTTTAACCTCTTTCCTCGCCATAAGGCAAGAATACCTTACAAGCAGGCATCATCTTAAGCATTTGAATAGCAAAGCATATACCTACAGAGTCATCAAGACCTAAGCCACACTGTTCACCTCTTGCATTGTCAAAGCCAAAAATCCATTCATCTGTTTTGAAGATTCGCATGCCTACATGATAGTCTTGAGCTGTGTCATAGTGAGCTACGATAGTAGGATAGAATTCTGCTGCCCCTTTCGTGCAATAGATATTGCCTCCTTTCTCGTACACAGTAACCCCTTCGATCTTAGAGATAAGCTCTATGAGCCAATCTTTCTTAATTGCTTCGAGTTCTGGTTGATAAGTAGGACTTTGTTGATACATGATATCAAATAGTAGATCAAAGTCTACTGGAAAATCACCCTTAATGGTGTGGTCTATTGCTTCTAGTTTGTTTGTTGTGTAGTACATTGTTTTTTAAATTAAAAATTGATCAGGACTTTCAGTAGTCTCTGATTCTGTTGGTAGGTGTTGGCTTAACTGTTCAACTGCTTCTGCAAGACTCTCTATAGTCAAATTATTCTCATTAACTTCTATTGCCTCTCCTACCGATCTTGCAATATCTCCGAGAGTAATAGGGGTGTTAAGGTACCCAGAAAACTGACTTGGGTGATAGACAATAGAAGAACCAGATGAAGAAAAACTAGAAAGAGAGTTAGAGACAGAAGAAGAACTAGTTAATATATAAGGAGTCTCTGTATCTCTTGTAAAAGTAAAATCTTGTGTAGTTTCTGTAACAACCTCTATTGAAGTGTCTGCTTCAGGTTTGTTCTCATCATCTGGATGATAGAAACATCCATCTATCTCTTCATAAGTATGCTCATTATGGATAAAGTAACCAAAATCATTTTCATATTGTCTGAGATAATCATCGTTTTCATATGCATAATCTCCATCAAACAATTCTACAGCTCGATTTCTTAGTACAGGGTCACTATTATAGTCTTGTACGAAGTCATCTCGATCTGTAAAATTAGCATCCATTACCTCTGAATAGATAGAACAGTTACCACAACATCTTTCGTCTACATATCTACCTGCGTCTATGTGATAAGAATCATCATATTCTATTTCTGCATCACAAACAACACAACATATAGTATCAGGAAGACCTGAGTGGTTATAGAAATCACCTCCAGTACACCTAAGGGTATAGTGATGGCCTTCTCCATAGTTACTTAAGACTTGATCGTCAGGATGATAACAGTAAAGAGTATCTACATAAGGAAACTGTGTGATTCCAGTTAAATCTATCTTAATAGAATGTCTTTCATATGTTTGCCAGATTTTCTTGTAGTTAGCGGATTCTAGAGCAGTTTTAAGTAGGTTCTCAGTTTCGGTATTAACAGAATAGATTCTATCGTAAGCCCACTGCTCACCTAAATTCCACAAAATAGCCCTAGCTGCTACTCTATTGGCTCTCATAAGTACGCCTATCTTAACTTTAGAAGGATCTCTAGTGTACATTTCAAAGTACGATTGACATCTGTCATAACGCATACAAGAGCTACCTAAAGTATTAGAGAAAGCATAATAGTTATCTTCATGGTAAGCCCACTTAACTTGTTCTCCTTCCATAATCCTAAAATCATATAGAGGATTAGAGATTGTGATAAGAGAGGCATAAGATTCTGAGAACGTAGTAATATCCCTATCAGAATATTTATCTTTAAAGATCCTACGAATAAGCTTACCTACAGAAGTATGATAACGCTTCTTATAGTTCCATACCTCAGGTAATACTAGTTCAGTATTCTCAAACTCTACACCTATTATAGTAGGGTGACCATGAGTTATAGTAAGACCTGCTTGGTCAATAAAGAAACCACTAATACCGTATAGTATACTGTGTCTGATAAGAAGAGGTTCCGAGTCTTGTTCCAATCTAGGTATATTGTAAGAATAGGAAACTTCTTCATTTGCTCCATCAGTATGACTGGTGTAACGGTGAGCAGTAAAAGAACCTTTCTTTTCGTAGAACTCTTTGATAGGATAAACTAGGTTATTTAAGTGACGAGCAGTAAGGGTAAGTCTTTTCGTATAAATAGCCTCTGAGTCTGCGTATAATCTTGTTTTACCTATGTGTAGTATTAAGACACTACCAGGTCTAATCATCTGCATTCTTGTTTCTTCGCCTTCTAATCTGTTTTTACGGTCTTCGTCTAGATAAGAAAGTTTGCTGTAGTCTGCTTGTGATAAACCAAGATAATTACAATACTTAGAGCCTTCTGGGACTCTTTTAAGCGATAATAAGTCATCTACTATGTCCTTTACAATTTGGGGGACATCAGTAGCCTTAAGTTTAATTAAGCGTCTTTTTAGATCCTTGTGCATTACAAACTTGTCTGTTAAGACTTTACGTGCACGCTTTACTTTAGGAGCATGAATAGCAGATACTTCGATAGTTTTTTCTGCTTTTTCTAAAAACTCCATAGAGAATGGATCGTCAAAGATTGGAGGTTGTTGGCCTGCAAGTAGGCCTTCTAATTCTTCTGGTGGCATATTATTTTAGGTTAGTTGGTTTAGGTTTTTAAATGAAAAAAGCACCCCTAGAGGTGCTTTATTGTTTAGTTTAATTAAAGTTAAATTTGTTCTGGTGTTTGTTCGCTGTCTCTTGTGTAACGATGTGCTAGTAATAGGTTCTTTTCTTCTAGTGCTTTCTTAAAAGCTTTGTCTCGTTCTCTTTCTGAGTAGAATTTGTAGTCTTCATTCTTCTTCATTGTCTTTACAATCAGGTGATATTCTACCACCGTACCATTCTCGCTTAATGTATAGTTAGAACTCATTCTGCAAAGATAGCTAATAAGTTTATTATTAGCCCTGCTACAATAGAGAGGATGGAGACAAAGAGAAGAGAATATGCGAAGAACTCGTTGGTACTCATACACCTAGTGTTCTTCAGTTTTTTTCCTATTTCCTTACAAGCTTCCTTCATTTTTGTTTATTTCCTTTCTAACGTCTTTCCAAAACAATATAGCATTCTGCATAGAACGATCTTTAACGTAGTTGTCCATATCTGTGTATTCTGCTATAATCTTGTCAATTGTGTAATTCGCAATCTGTCTGTAAGCGTAACCGTTCATTTGGAACCCTAATCCCATTAGGATTTCCTGTTCCATAGCTTCTGCTTGTTGTTTAGGAGTCATAAGGTGAACAAAGTTAAAGTTTTTCTGCTCGTTCGTCAAATCTATATTTCAATTCTTCCATAAAAACTTCTCTGTAAAAGTCAGAGATTTGGTGTTGTGTCTTTAGGATAGCTTCAATATGATCTGAATCTAAGTCTTTTAACGGCTTGTAAACTAGAGGTTGTTTACCATCTTTACCTCTGGTTCCCCAGTGTACAGCTGATCTTCTTGTAATGTGAGAGCCATCGTCATAAACGCTTAACTCTTCGTAAGTACCTACGTTTCTTCTTAAATAGTCTGTACCTCCGTCTACCATAAGAACTTCTTTAGTTACAGTGTCCTTATATTCAACGTAGTTATGTCTATTGTAAGAAGTTAAGATAGTACCATCTGGTGTCTTAATTCTATTTAATAGAATTCTAGATTCTGTTGTCATCATAGTCTTTGTTTAAAATGTAAGCGGGTTTTAGCTCTGTAACAATGTTTCCGTTCTCTAATACAGTGTCATGCAAGCATTCAAATTTATCTATTTTAAAGCCTTCTGCTTGAAAGAAGTTAAGAGATTGGATGTTTTGTGCTTTAACCCTTGTAAATGCCTTTATAGGGCCTTTATTTTCGTTATAAGCATCATGTAAAGCTATACTAAGTATTGCATGACCATAACGCTTACCTTGAAACTCCTCAGATACCCGTATAAAAGTAATTCTATACTGGTTATCTTTTTTCTTTTTAATTAAAAGTACTGCTACTATCTCTGTTCCTTCGTGTAGAGCATGCACTTTTAATGTAGGGTCCTTAAATGATTTTTCTGTGAAGGTTACTCCAAAGTGACTAGAGATAAACTCAAAGTACTCAAGTTTCTTTTCACATACGTGGGTTATCATAGTTAATTATACGTAGATTATTTTTAGTTTTTCTTTTGCTTTAGCTCTTTTGTAAAGAGAACTGAAAGCATAATGATTCATACCCATCTTAATACCTGCTCTACCATAACTTAATTTAAGTTCATCTCTAAGTATGAGTGCAGCATATTGTTTAGGTGTGAATCCTTTTAGATCTAGTTTTAGTTCGTCCATCTTATACTTATTATACCATTTTTAATAACTTTTTATACTTAGATCTAGGTAGTTTAAGTCCAGTTACAGCTCCATCATAGCAAAGGTTTTCTGCTCTACATGCTTCTGCTACACTTTTATAGTAAGTACCTGTCTTTAGACTTACTACGTGTATGTGCCAACTAGAAGCTTTGATTGCATTTAAGTGCATGATGTTCTCTACTCTAGTACCCCACTTAAGATTGGTGTAGTGATTGTTAAGCTTATCTCCGTCTAAGTGTATTACACACTCACCTTCAGGTCCATCTAAGAAGAGTTTGGCGACCAAAGTTTGCCTAAACACTCGTTTCTTAACAGCACCTACAGATAAGATAACTCCTGTAAGTCCATCACGATTAATAAAGCCTTTTAAGATCTTTTCTTTCTTAACTCTAGCTTCTAGTCTACCGAATCTAGGTTGACTGTAAGATCTTTCTAAGCTTTTAACCTCTCCGTATTCATTTACATGATAATACTTTTCAAATCCTGGAATAGGCTTCCACATAATTAATTGCTTAAAGGTGCTTTGATTGTTGGATGTGATTGGTAATTAACTAACTCAAAATCAGTATTGTCTAAGTGTGAATACAGAGACTGATCTTCTGATAGTGACTTATAGAAACTATCTTCTTTCAAATGGTTTAATGTAGGCAACTCGTAAGAATCTCTTTTTATTTGTTCTTTAGCTTGTTCAATATGGTTTAAATACAAATGAGTATCACCTAAGTTACCGATTAGTTCATCAGGTACCATATTTACCTCTTTAGCAAGGATAGTTAAGAGAAGAGCATAGGAGGCGAT